GCCTGTTTCTACTTCTTTAGAACCTACTATGCGCGAACCAGAAATATTTACAACACAAGTCTCGGCATATGAATCATATGATATGTATAGTGAACCTACATATTATGATTTTACGGTTTCTTTTAAATTTGACAGTCCTGAAGAAGAAGAAAAATACAAAACTAATCAAAACTTTAAAAATATTTTTAATCAATGGATGAGTGAAACCAGTGGATTTGACATCAATTTATTAAGGAATAACAAAGAACCTTACACCATTTACATGATACAAGATACAGTCATGGGGATAAGTAATTATCAAAGTGAAGAGACAAAAGATTATTATTTTACATTTGCTGATAATGATAATGGTGATAAATACAAAAATGATCCTGATTTAAAAAATGATATTAATGGTTACGTAAAAAGAAAAGGAAAAGATTTTTTAATTATTTCTAAAAATGAATTTGGTATAGAGCTTCAAAAGAACACTATAAAAAATAATGAAAAAAATCAGAAAGAAAAAGAATTAGCAGACAAATTAAGACAATATCGAGAAAAATATATAGAGGTTAATATGGAAGTGCCAACGGGTTATTCGACAAGCTCAATACCGGATAAAAATGGTAATTTTGTTTCAACAAAACAACCATATGGAAATACATCATTTTTAGTTTTTTTTGAAAAACCAGAAAATATTGGCGGCATTGATATAAATAAAGAACTTATAGAAAAACCAAAATTAAAACAAATGATTATAGATAAATTGTATACTGATATTAGAAATAAAATATATAAAGAAGGTGATCTTATTGTTTTTCCTAAATACGATCTGACAAATTTTTTGAGAAATATAAATACACAAAATGATTTGGATACAAAATACAAATTACCAGGTAAGGACTATTTTGATTATGTAATAAATAATTGGAAAAGAATGCATCCAGATAATTTAGTAAATTTTTTGGTGATTCGCAATAATTTTATTAAAGATAACTCTGGATTTGATGAAGATGATGACTATAAATATGGGTTGACTGTTCGACTGGAGAAAAAAAATAATAATAAATGCGATGTTAATACAGATTTTGCTATTCCTAATGATAGCTGGAAAAAAGAAATTATATCAAAAATTAGTAATGATATTAAAAATAATTTTCCAAATACGCTTTCAAAAATAAAAGATGAACGTTTTAAATGTAAACCAGGATGGTGGCGTCAGTTGCCATTTTTTGGTGGTAAAACACAACGTAAAAGTAATAAGAGAATAAAAACAAAAAGCAAAAGAACAAAAAGCAAAAGAACAAAAAGCAAAAGAACAAAAAAAACAAAAAGATCAAAAAAATAAAATAAGTTGAGTTATTTAATTAGAAACAAGATTGTAACGACAAGGGAAGTAGCCATTTGTGGCAAAATAGTTATAAGAGCCAGTTGATTTTCTACAAACGTCACCTGGCTGATGTTCGGCATATTCGTAAAAAGCGTCAGAATCTATCCATCCACCAAACAAAAGAACGTGTGTCGATGGTTTCAATATGGCGTCACCTTTTTTCATATCAGCCTTTGAGATTTTAGTGCATATTTCTTGCATATTACTTGTTACATGTCCACCACCTGACGTAGATGAAGCCCAACTATAAGAAACATATCCAGAGCAATCCTGACGATAACCGTTAGTTGTAGCGGTTTGTGAATAAGGTATTTTTTCATCAACCCATACTTGAGCTCTTTGCATAATTTGGTCTCTGGTTATAGATGAAGCAGACAGTTTATAATTACAATTATCTTGTATGACAGTTGTGTATTTAAAATCATATTTGTCTAAAAAATCAACGACTTCGGTGTTATACGATTCCATAAACACGTCAATATCTCTTATCAATACCCAAAGTGATATACCAGATGGGGTTGTAATAATGCTATATTGATATTGGTTGTCTTTTATTTCTCCCAATTTTACAATCCAATATGGTGAGTCAAGAGGCACTCCTTCAAGATGAACTGTTAATTTACCAGGTTCAGAAACATTTTTATAATAACCATATCCCGTTATTTGTTCTATCTCTCTATTTTCGTCAAGTTGTGTGTTTACAACATTAATATTACCGTTGTCCAATAATCCATAATCAGCAGTAATACACGTTCCATATCCTTGAAAAATAACATTGGTTGGAGCTTGATATACTTGTTTCCAATGACCTAAATAACTATCTACATTAATATCCGAAATAACATTGGGTATTTCTTTACTATTTACAAAAACAAAACATAAGGCTAAAAACGAAAACAACAGCATTTATATATTTAACAAATATATTTTTAAATATATAATTTTAAATATATAATAATTATTTTAGGTTATATAGGCCCATTATCATCAGGTTTCTCTCTAACAACACCTTTTAGACTTTGTTGGGCAAAAAAATAAATAAGATAGGCAAATAAAGCTCCAGCAATTGACCCGCATAAAACTTGTAAAGGTGTATGATGATTGTCTTTTACACGTTGATAGATTACTAACAAAGAAAATAGGAAAAAGTATAATGTGATCTTGTATTTTTTTAAAGCGAGGTAAATAAAAAAAGTGGTAAAAAAAACAGCTTGAGAATGGCCGGAAGGCATACCAAAAATATCGTGCGGTATTCCATTTTTAAAAATAAAATGATGGCCATTTTTGATTGCTAAATTAAATTCTTTAGGGTCTTCAGATGGTCTTGGAAATTTTAATATTCCTTTTATTACAGTGTTTAAAATTGCATTAAATAAAAATCCAATGTTATAATAAAACCACATGGTAGATTTGTTCCATAACAAAAAATTGGCAATTATAAATAGAATGACAGGTCCAGTATTTCCTAATTTTGTAATAACTAATGATAATATGTCCATTTATATAAATTGATAATTTAATATTGGTACAAACATTCACAAATAATAGTAACACACCAATCTGTGCCATTTAAGTTAAGTATATTTCCTTTGTCATCCATTAATTTTACACACATTCTATCAATGTTTACAGGTCCAAAATAAGTTCTATTATTGTCTTGTATAGAACCGCTAAATTCAACTAATAAAGATCCGGTAGATAAACCAGCTGTTTTGATAGGTAAAATTGCTAAAATATCAGATGTAGTAGGTGCTTTAGATAAATAATTTGTGGTATTATTTCTGCTTTTATTTATTTCGTTAATTGTGTAAATTTGTGATTGTGTTAAAGTTCTTGGTGCGCTTGGTAATAATATTTGCGTTGAGCTATTATCACCTTCATATTTACCTGCTATTAATAATCCGTTATTTGTGTTGCTATTTTGGTTGTTAAAAATAGATTGAAGGTTTGAGTCGGAAACTAATTGTTGTAAATTATTGCCTTGTTGTGCTGGCGTTAAACATGTATAAGGTAAATCAGGTGAGTAATAAGAAGGTATTTTTAAAGTATTTGAAAATTGAGTAATAGAAACAAGACCATTATTAACGTGGTTTTGATTATAATCATCAATTACTAATATTAAATATTTAGGTCCATTTAGATCTAAAACACAAGGAGCTACGTTTCCGCTTGGGTCAACATTTGTATAAGGAACGCGAAATCCCATAATCCATCCTAATGTGTTGTTAAAAAAATGGTTGGATTTGCTAATGCAATTGACATTACATTGAAGAACTCCAGTAAAATCAAAAAAGGTCATTATAGTATTTGAACTAATTTTAAAATAGACATGTATTGGTATTGGATTTGAACCTACAATAATATTTCCAGAAAAGTCGGTTCCTATTAAGTTTAATGTTATTTTTCCATTATTTGCATTATATGAAACGGGACCATTTGTAGGATAATTATAAAATCCAGCATCGGTAAAATTATTAGAGAGGTCTGTTACAAATTGAGAAGGGGTATAATTTCCGGGTGTTACAGAAACAGGTATATTACAGCTGCCATCTGTAATCCAAAAACAAGCATTACCATATGCTATATCAATGGTATACCAGCTATAAGGTATTTGATATGAAAAAACTCGCAAACTAAGAACATCTTTTAATGTATCGGAAAGGTCAAGAGTGTATTCGGTGGACGTGGAGTCGACACCATTAGTATATTGTCTAAATTGACTATCAAGATTAATAAATCTTGTAATAGTGTTTTTCAAATTAGGATTTAATGAGTCTTGTTTAACAGGAATTTGATAAGTGTCATTAACTCCAAGTTGTTCTCTTTTCATGGGAACTTGGGGACTGCCAAAAGTTTGTATTTTTTGTTTTCTGTCAGTGATTTTATTATTTTGAGTTTCATTTTTTTGTTTAAGATTTTCATTTGTATACCAATCATTTGACTGTTGTTGTCCTAATGGATAATATGCTTCGTTGGTTCTGGTTCCAAAACCTTCAACAACAATTTTTTCGTTTGTATCAATTTCACCATCGCCATCCTCGTCTCCATCCTCATCGTCATCATCATTTTTATTTTGAAGACTATTAGCATACTGTAAAAGTTGACTTTGAATTTCTTTAAAAAAAACAGAAATTTCGGGATTTTTGTCCTTAAATCGTTTAATTTGTTTATCTGTTTTTGTGATGATATTATTTGGATCAAAATCGTTTAATTCAGTAATAGCCATTAATTCACTTAAAGTATAATTTGAAACATTAGTATCTATAGATGTCATAAGATTAATATATATTTTGTTTTTAATTTATATTTGTTTTTTAAATTCTATTTTGAAATGTCAATTATTTTATTAAAAAGTATGTTAATATCATTTGTCCTATTGCTGTATAACACCATATAGCTGGTTGTTCGTGTATATTATTTGTTATCAAAAACCCTAAATAAGGACCGGTTAATAACATTGCTATTATTGGTTTCAATTGTAACATTGTTAATGCTGGTATTACCCACATAAAAAAATGTAATCCAATACTGGGTGTAAACCAATATTTACCGGCAGCACGTAATCTAATATTCCATGCAATATGTTTGTTACCGGAAACAGCACAAGTTTTTTTTCCACACAAAGGCTCATTTTTATTATCACATAATTCATTATCTTTAACAAAAAATAAGCGACTTGCTAATAATAAGCCAGCAAAAAATGACATATATAAAAATAAAAAATTAGGTTTATTTGTAAAAGCAAATAACCATAAATTAAAAAATAATGGTTGAAAGCAAATATGAATATATCCAATATTTGTCAAAAATTTATTATATTTATTATTACATTGGTCAATTACTTTATATTGAAAAAATTGTATTATTTCCATAAGAGCAAAATATCCAATTCCAATAGAAGCGTAAATATTTTTTTTATAAAAATATAAACTTGATAAAATACCAGTTATACCTATTGCCAGTGAAATATTTTCAGAAAAACACATATATATAATAACACAATATAATTTGTCGTTTGCCAATGTTAGTGCCTTTTTTTAAGTGCTTGATAATTCAATAATTTCGGATTTAAATTCATTTTGTGATTGGTTTAAGGAGTATTCCTGTTTAAAATATGCGATAATTTGTTGGATGATTTTATTTAATACCAGTTTTTTACATTTTTCGTGTTTTTTTGATTTTAAAAATTTATTGGTTATTGTGGTAAATCCGGAGCCTCGTTTTAGATGTGATTTTTCGCCAAATAAAATATATTCTAATACTTTTACTAATACACTATTATAATTAACTAACTTGTCTCTTTCTAATCGATAGTTGCTTTTATATACAAACCTATTATAGTTGCCATCCTCATAAATAATATAATTATTATCTAAGTAAGGTCTATTTTTAACAAGACCTATTCCTTCAATATTGTCAGTATCATTGTTCATTTCAACAACAAAAACTAATGAGTTGTCTAATATTTTGGGAGACATTTCTTGAGGTGATCCGTAAATGCAACCGGGAAGCTTATATTTAGTTCTATATTTTTTATTAGATTCCCAAGTAATATTATTAAATCTTGTTGTAACAAGTGTATACATTTTAGCTTAAATTATTGTAATTATATTTTTTTTATTCAATTTTAAAATAAATATAATTATATATGAATTGTTGTATTTGTGGACCTGTTAAAAATTGTGGTGCTTATTTAAGTAAGGTTCTTGAGAATATAGAAAAAATCGGTTCTCTCTTTGATGATTATACAATACTAATATATTATGATAAATCAACCGATGACACATTAAAAATTTTAAAAGAATACCAAAATAAAAACCCAAAAATGAAATTCTATGTAAATTCTAATCCAATGTCAACTTTTAGAACTCATAACATAGCAGTAGCTCGTAATTTTTGTTTAAATTTTATAAGACAAAATAAAGAACAGTATCCGTTTTTTATAATGATGGACTTTGATGATGTTAATTGTAAAGAAGTTGATAAAAATACTCTTGGAAAATACTTGAAGAGAGAAGACTGGGATGGATTATCATTTAATACAAGTCCAAAATATTATGATATTTGGGCATTATCTATTTATCCTTATTGTTTTAGCTATAATCATTTTTACAATAATTATGAAAATTATCCAATAATTCAAAGTTATATTATGAAAAGGCTCCAAATTTTGAAGCCTGGTGAATTATTAGAATGCATATCAGCTTTTAATGGTTTTTCAATATATCGGACCCAAAAGTTTTTAAATACTTATTATGATGGTAGAGTAAGAAGTGACTTATTGCCAAAAAAATTACTTGATGCGCATGCTGCTATAACAAAATCAAAAGGTTTAGTTTATAAAGATTATGGTCATGTAAAGGGTAAATACGAGGATTGTGAACATAGGGCTTTTCATATACAAGCAATAAAAAATAGTAATGCTCGAATAGTTATATCGCCGGACATAATTTTCACATAACGACTTATTTATATATATTTTTTTCATTCCACAAATTTGCGTAATATGAGTTTTTTTGATATATTTTTTGTTCATCTCTGTATTGTTCATACATTTGTAAAATAATAATATCAGTTTGACCATTATTGTAACCTATATAAAAATTATCTCTGTCATTTGCTATGGCATTTTCAAAATACATTTCCATTTGTTTTTTCTCTCTCTTTGAGAAAAATAGGCCAAGTAATCCTGGGCCAGTAGGACACAAAGCATCATCACCATAAAATTTATTTTGAACGTTTTTTACAATTTGTCGAATACAATTAAACAAAATAACATTGCCTGGTTTACATACTATTAATCCGGTTAAGGTTCCACCTGGCGGGTCTCTATCTCTTACAAAATGCTCTTTTTCTGTGAGCGAAATCAGTTTAAAATTATTTACGCATTTGAATTTTATGTCCATATAAATTCCGCCATTGATAAAAAGAACGCAGTATCGCCATAAATCGGACTTATATGAACACGGGACTAATGCGTCATAAGCAGCTAATACGTCAGGTCTAAAATGTGTTTTAATAAATTCTCTACAATCATTTTCATCATAAAGATGAAAGCTCATCTTTGGGTTTTCGGAAATAAGTTTTTCATAATTTTGTTTCATTAAAGGAGGTAAATCTTTGGTATGCCAACAAGTATATACGTTTAGCGGAATAATACTATTATAATTTTTCTTTAAGTTAAATATCTTATTATTTTTTATAAAATATTTTACGGTTTTTATTTTTTCATTTTTGATGATATCCTTACCTCCAGGCAATTTATCTCTAAAATTTAACATTAAATTAATGTTATATTTTAAATATCTTTTATTTACATATTTAATTCATTGTAAAGCTCATCGCTTAAAATTTTGTATCTTTCATTGTTTAAGCTATTCTCAAGCAAAGACCAAGGGGTAGTTGATTGAAGACAGTCTAATCCCTTATCACAAAACAAATTTAGCAGGGCCGGACTAAAACCTGACATCATAGATGCGTTTGGCTGGTCAGATAAACAAGGAAACCCTGTTGTGCTTTGCAAGTTCCAAAAGAGAATATGAGGTGGTTTATATGGTTTACCGTGAACCCGTATTCCTGCCGCTTCATACTTTGCCTTCATAGTATCATATAGAACCTGCTTATTGCAATTGTCGCCAGAGTCAATCTGCATGTCAGATAATATAACAAGAACCATATCTTGAACATCTTCTGCCGCCATCTTATTCTCAATAATTGCATTTAAAATTAAATCAAGCGCTGCGTGAAAATTTGTATTCATACCCCAATCGGCAACACTAAGTGCTCTTACTTGAGAAACAAAATCAGGGTATCTTTCTAAATTTACCCAAGACGGTTTAGAACTAAAAGTCATTACACGTTTACCTAAAATTGACTTTTCAGCAATTCTAATACCAAGAGCAATAGCCACATTCATTGGATCACCACTCATTGACCCGGAAACATCCACCATAGCAATCATTTTTCCAAGTGCTCCTGTTTGTGTAGCATTATCACGCCATTGAGAATTCAATAGGTCTTTTTCTGTTTGGTTATTACTGCCATTAATAAGCTCTATAGCTTGCTTGGTGAAATCAGCCATTCCAACACGTTTACCTTTAACCTCAGAACAATCCTTAACAGACTTTTGAATATGCTCATTAAAATGATCAGCACAAACTACTCTATCTTGAAGGTTGTATTTCTTCTCGCCATCCTTTTTTATATTCAAAAAAGCCTTCTTTTGCTTTGAAATTGAAATAGATGTAACTTTATTAAAGTCAATATCCGACCAAACTTTGCCGCATTGTTTAATTTGTAAAGTGTCAATTTTTCGGTTTAATGCTGATAAAATCTTACGATACTCCGTCTTACATTTCAAAATAGCTTTAGTTTTTCTTTCGGCGGTATTGGCTGTATTAAAATATTCATAAAAATAATCTTTAGCCAACAATTCATATAACCATCCAAATGTTGATTTTTCTCTTGGAACCCATTTAGCTAATAAACTAATATTGTTGTCTGGGTTTAATTTATAACTATTATGATCAATCTTTAAATTGGTATTTATAATAGAAATCGAATATAAAATTAAAAAATGAGTATCATTTGCTCCTTTATTTTTACAATATTCGCAAAAATATTTAATGTCCTTCCAAGAGCCATATTGATGAATATTTTTATCACCTAAGTCAACTAAACATTTTAGAGCAAATAATGCCAACTGAGGAAAAAATTCATACCAAGTATAAATCATCATATATGTTAATTTACACTCACCCTTTCCATCAATAATGTCTCGAGTGTGTCCTATCATTCTGTAAAGAATGGACAAGTATCCTCTGGCTAAATCCCTTTCTAAAATATTAGTATTATTCACATTGTTTTTCAAATTTTCTAACAAATTCTTCAAAATGACGCTAATATTGTCAATATTATTATCATTGGTTGTTCTAACCAGTTGAAAGCTTAGTTGAAGTATTTGTTCTTTTATATCATTTGACCAGCCATATTCTGTATGACCATTTGCTCCGATTTGTTTATTTGTATAATTATCGAGTGTATTAATAAGTGCTGCCATTTTACTGATAAATAATATATGTTTTATTCTTTATATAGTTTTTTTTATGGTATTTTGTTTGCTTGTTGGTCGGGTTTTAATTTTTTTAGTAAAAGTATTTGTGTTATTTTCATTAGATTCTTTATTTTTTTCGAAAAAAATGAAAAATAAGTTATTTAAGTCATGAAACATACTTATTGTTTTTTCGAATATTATAGTATCAATATGATTTGTAGCTGTTAAAAATTGATCATTATATTCTGATATATCAGATGATATTAAGAAATTTTTTATATCATCAGCATCCAAGGTTATATTATATTTTAACATTGAAAATAAAACATATCTTTTTTGATTATCGATTGAATTTTTTTTAAGTAATCCAATTAATTCATCTCTCATTATTGAATTTTTGGTTGACATTAAAAACGATTCATGTTTGATCTTTTCAATGTCATTATTTTTATTTATGTAAATAAAATCAATATTTATGTAATATAAATCATCTTTGTAAAAGTCTTGGTATAATTGATCATTTTTTTCAAAAGTATTTATCCAATCGTCATTTAATTTATTATCCATAATATATTATAAAAGAGCCATATAATACATTATTGTTTTTAACTAATTTATTATTTTAATGATTTAATAATTTTCTGAATAATCTTCTTCTTCATCTTGTTCTTTTTCTCTCATTTTTTGCATTTCTGCCTCATACTTTGCGTCAAGTTTATCGTAATAATAAATATCATGATCTGGGTCCAAATATTTATTCTCATATGCGTCATATCCCCATTTTTCTATGTATGTTTCTTTTTCTCTTTCATATAATTCAACTAAAGAATTCAAAACATCTAATGGCCATTTTTTATTCTTCAGTTGTTCCTTTTTTTTCTCATCAGCTTCATATTTTTTGTTATATTCTATAAATGATTTTTTGGTAACCTTATCACGTTTTATTTCAGCCCAACCATATGGTATTTCTTTTTCAACTGGTTTTACGTAATCTTCTTTTTGTATTTTTAATTTATCTGAAAAACTAATTGCCGGTTGTAAAACCGGTTTTACTTCTTCAACAGGTTTTACAACTTCTATTGCTTTATTCATTTTTAATTTATCTGAAAAGCTAATTACTGGTTTTACAACTTCAACTTTTTTAGTTAATAAATCAGGAAAATTATCAATACTTAATGCTTTGGTTATTTCAAGTATTTCCCTTTCAGTTTGTTCATCTTTACGTTGTTGTTGTGCCTTATCAATAACTTTTTGTGAAAAAAGGTTATTTTGATTATATGATTGTTTGTTATCGTTAAATCTTGGTCTATCATCAAATCTTGGTCTATCGTCAAACCTTGATCTATCATTAAATCTTGGTCTATCGTCAAACCTTGATCTATCATTAAATCTTGGTCTATCATCAAATCTTGGTCTATCATCAAATCTTGGTCTATCGTTTTTAAAACTATTTATTTTTGGTTCATTACTATTATTTTGCATGTCTATTTTATTATTTTTCATTTCTTTATTTTTTGAAAAAACATTACTATCAGATACTTCATCCGAAAGAGAAGAAAAACGGGAATTATTGGATTTAAAAATGTTCATTTAATATTATTAGTGATTTGTTTATATACTATATAATTATATGTATCTAAATAGATTATGAATATTATTTAATAAGTATTAAATACCCAAATGATTTAAAGATTTAAAATATATATATTTATCTCCTTACAGCAATCAAAATAGATTTTAGTTTTATTGTCCAAAATAAAAAAAACGGTTGTATAAATATTTATAGGAGGTCGTAAATATTAACTATTTTGTTGATTTATTATTTTTTTAATTTTTTAAAAAATTGATATTATTTTAATTTATTTAAATTTAAGTATAATTTAAGCAAGTAAGATGTTCAACAGAGTAAAATATTTTATAACTAAGAATATAAAACAAACCTCTAATTATAGAGATAGTTTGTTAAAAAATATAAAAACCCCCAAAAAAAAAATTATTAATCCTCAAACAAAACCAACAATTATTATTCGAAAATAAAATCAAATAATAATTATAATTTATATATAAATTTATATCTAATTTACAAGTCTTCTTACTTTAAATATCGTCAGCATTCACTTCTTCTTCATCAATTGTCATTTTAACGCCAGCAGATCCAGATATCTTTACTTGAGCTTCAATAAGCGCCTTATATTCATCATTGCTGGTGTCAGAATTAAATACGAAACCTAAATCATCATCATCATCATCATTATTTTCGTCAATTTCTTCATTTGTATTATTTAAATCATTATCATTTTTAATAAATTTACCCCATTTAGTTGTTTTAATTTTTTTCAAATTATCCTTATCATTGTCGGTATAGACCATCAATAAGTCACAATTTTCCATCTTTGTATTTGCTGTTTTCTTATCAATTTTTTCTTGTTCCCATTCTCTTAACCCAACAAGTATCCAGGTGCCTTTTTCTAATGTATTGTCTCTTTTATTGCGTCCTCTAAATTTGCCTCTAATGTGACATAATCTTGTTTCATTATCTATACAAAGGACATGGCACATACCATTGCCTAAAATTGCCGTTACTTGAGCATATACTTCAGAAACATCTTCTGAAATACGAGTTGTAACATATTTTGAGTTTGAGCCAGAAGCATGTTTGCGTGCTTGACCCTTAGCTTTATTTCCTCCAGCGTTTTTAACCATTTTCTTTCTTAATATATATCTTTTGGTTATTTATTTATATTTATTTCAATTTTTTTTTAAAATTTAAATCATTACGGTATTTGTTATATATTTTTTTACTTACTTATAATAATGAGTACTGAATTTGATTTTAATATTAATAATTACACGATACCAGATATTGAAAATTTTTTAAATTTAAGAAAAGATTATACATTTAACGATGTCATACAAAGAAAAGAAGAAATGGTGAATATTATTATCAGTAATAAACAATATGATACAAAATACATAAAAAATTTAACTAACTTTATGAACGAAACCGTAATCAAAATAGCTGAAAATATAAAAAAAACTACACAGCAAAATAATGGTTTTATCGAAGATTATGATAAATTAATCATAGAAACAGATGAAGGCAAGGTAGTTAATCAGACCTCAACTACATACGCTGGTCATAATTTTGTAATGAATAAAAACACCGTCGAGGTTGAAGATATTCTAGGAAAAAATAAAAGAGCTAATCCTATCGAAACATATCAAACAAATATAGCAAGAAGTAATTTAAATGTGGTTAAAAGAAAAACTTATAATCAAACTGTTATGATGAATACATTGTTCAGAGAGGACTATGAAAGCACGGTATCAACAGATTTTAATATAGTTTTACCAACTTATTTTAAAAATGTAATGTCATTACGGTTAAGCTCCCTTCAATTGCCAAATGTCATGTATAATATTTCAGCGGCAAATAAAAACAATGTTTTTTTCATAGAAGTTGAAGCAGGAGGTCCTACTGGTATTGTTACTATGCCAGATGGTAATTATGATATAAGTAGTTTTGTTAGTGTTCTACAAACACAAATGAATACTCAACTAAATTCAACAAATTTTTCTGTAACATATGATCAATATACATATAAAATTACTATTAGTTATATCAGTTCACCAAATTATCTTACATTTACTATGATATTTTATGTTCCTGTGCCAAAAAATAATCATTATGAAGGCAAATATAAGGCTGACGATGGTTACAGAAAAAATGAATGCGTTGACATATCGCAAATTTATAAGAATTTTGGGTGGTTTATGGGATATAGAAAATCCGAATATGGAGGTTTATCAAGTTATACAACTGAAGGAGTATATAGTAGCTCACCTTATGACTATATTTATTTTACTCTAAATGATTATAATATGTCTCAATCTCAAAATATATTTGGTATGTTTTCTAAAAGCATACTCGGAGACAATATATTAGCTGTGATACCTGTAACCAGTAATAGCTTTAACATTTGTTTTGACAATGGAGTAAATCTTTTGGAAAAAAAACGTGAATACTATGGACCTGTAAATATTCAACGTTTAAAAATTCAATTATTAAATCAGTATGGCGAGGTTCTTAATTTGAATAATATGGATTTTTCTTTCTCTCTTGAATTTGAAATAGGATATGATTGGTAATTTTATTTACTCTGAAAATTTCTCTTTTGCTTGCTTAACATCTTTGTCAACATTTTGAATATGGATTTTTTCCCAATATCTTGAATTGTCCAGCTCGGCATCAGATAAAACCCAACTAATTTCCTTATCAATAATTTTTTCTGCTATTTTGCTTGCTCTGTTAAAATGAAAATCCGACGTTACCACAACTATTTCCGAGTAATAAATTGGCGTTTCTTCCAAGTATTTCTTTACCATAATAAAATTCTCGGCCGTATTGGTTGCTTCCGTATCATAAATATAATTCCAATTATTACCTGAAAATTCATAACTATATATTTCTTCTAATCCCGAAATTGTGTGCGCCATTTTTTCAGCCTCTGTTATTGTATCCTCATGTGGATTTTTTATTCCACCGCTTAAAAACCAATTTACCTTGCTTTTATTAAAATAACTGGCAAATTCCACAGCCGTGGTAATCCGGTCATTCAATAAGTAGGAAATGTTGCAGCCCAAAATAATTAATAAAATATTCATCATTTTTGATGACTATGTAGTGTGTATGTTAGATATTTATATCACTTAAAATATTTATAAAAAAGTAATTCAATTTTATTTTTTATAAACAAAAATGTAAAAATGTAAAAAATGTAAAATTAAACGACAACTGTAGTTTTTTTTGTTTTTGAATGTCCATATTTATATTTTTTTTTTGATTTATTTGCCAAAATAAATGCCTTCTTATTATGATCACAACCTTCTTCTAATATATTATAGTCGACCGCAGCAGCTTTTCCTGCAGTTATTGAACTTGCTAATCGAGCTAATCCCCAAGATTGTGATGTTTGGTTAGGTCTGGATCCAGATGAATAATATGCACCTTCACCCTTTCTTACAATTTTTTTCAATGCTGATAAAGAGCAGCCGGTTTTTTGTGCTAATTCTGCATTAGGTGTTATATTTTTAATATTGTATATTTTGCGAGCATTTAATATGTGATTTGATGGTTTACTTGTATAAGACGAAATCTTTTTACGAGTAAAAAATTTGTGTTTTTTATATTGTTTTTTTGATTTCATTAACATTTTTACTTGTTTTTGCATATCTTTTATTTGATTTAATGATGGTAAATATTTAGTTGGAAATTTTATTTTTGTCATTTATATATTAAAATATTAAAATTAATAATTTATTTTATGTATATCGTTTAAAATATCGGTGTCGATCTCAATAATCCCGTTATTTTTATGTTTATTGTAAAATGATAACCATGTTTTGTCTTTTTTTATTTCCTGTATTGTTTTATTTTGCGTTTCTATTTTGTGTTCGTCGGGTTCATAACCGAACTCATTGTAAAACGATTGCTCGTTGTCGTCGCTGTCTGCATCTTCTTCAAATATAATTTTTTTTATTTTTTCATCAATGCGGCCATTATGTTTTAAAATTCGGGCCCTCCACAAAGGTGAAAATGACGCATGATATAACCAATCATAATAATAGGCCTTTTTAATATCTGAGTTTTCTCTCTTCAGATCAAATAATGAAAGATAATTATAACTATCTATGTAGTATAATTTTGCCAAAGGGAGTATTTTATACGCCGGTATTTTAGTATCATCTAAATTGACAGTAATTGTCTCATATAATATTACATCTTCCGGTTCTACATGAACATAAATATTTTTGCCCAATTTTATACTATTTAACACTACATAATAGTGTATTATTCTTGACAGCAATAAAACCCTTTTACAGACATGTTTGATTTTTTTGTATTCGTTAATTGTTTTTTTCTTATCTATTTTAATCCCTAACTCACTAAAACAATCAATAGCTCCCTCAAAAACGTCAATAAGGTGTGCATTTTTTACATCTGTTAAAACAAAAGATGCTAACATATAATAGTCGCGGGTTTTTAATATGCCCACTAATTCAGTCTTAATATTATTTAAATTGGTGTAATCTATACTATCGTCTTTGTCAAAATCGCACACGCGGACAATTTGCTTCAGCATAAATATGTCCGTTGAATGCGGTCGTATCATAAAGTTGTTAACAATCATGGCCAGTAAATTTTCGCAATTGGTATCAAAATCCAAGTTATTTTTAAGTTTAGTGATTAAATATTTTTCAAATGATGGGTTAAGTGTATAATAAAAGTCGTAATAAATGGTCCAAAATAATTCCGTTAGTTCCGTTTTGAAACCGGAATAGTATAGCTCATATGCCCAAAACACAGCTTCATCTTTTTTATTTAGGATACATAAAGTTAACGCCAATTTAACTTCACTTTTTTCGTAAAGATAGCGCGTAAACTGAAATTCCTTGCTCATTTTAAAATTGTTGATTTTATTTATTTATTTTATTACACTTAAAAAATGTTTAAAATTTAATTCAATTTTATTTAAATTTATAAAATACTTTTATTCTCATTTAATAATATAATGAGTGCGTGGAACGATTTTGTAAAAAAAATTTACTGGGAAAACAAGAAAAAAAATAAGAATTTTCAATTTAAAGAAGCTTTAAAAGAGGCAAGTAGGCGTAAAAGTGAAATGGGTAGCTCGGCTAAATCCATGAAATCCATGAAACCTATGAAATCTATGAAATCCATGAAATCCAAAAAATGCTGCAAATGTCCTAAAAAGAGGAAGACACGTAAGACTGGTTTTTTTTAAACTAATTAAAAAAATAACTGCTTAATAGGTGTCAATGTTTTTATAAAACATAAAATAATATATATGGTTTTTATGTTTTATGAGGTATGATGTATGATTTTAACACAATTTAATTTTTTGATGTGACATATACTTGTAACCGATATCGACCAGTTCTTGACCATTATCAAAATTTAACATATTATAGTCATCAAAATAAGTTGACTTTACAAAATAATTGTTAATTTCGCCATAAGGTTTATCGCAATTTTGATTTATCTTTGTATAAGGATTATTATAATTACTTGTTACTATTTGAAATGACCTCACAATCATATCTTTTATTGATGTTATTGGCGTATCATTTTCGATCAATTCATTGCCAGGGGTAATATATGTAATATTCAAATAATCATTCACATGGACTATATCCAATAGCTCGTTACTCAATGTGCCGCCATCAGCATACATATAATTATTATAGCTGATAGGCGGGAATATTATAGGAATTGCTGATGTAGACATTAATATTTTTACTTGGTCTTCAGCATTTTTATCTTGAAACTGAAATATGTCAAGATTACCAGTATATAAATTAGTAGCTCCAATAAGAGTTTTTATTACTGGTTTATTGGGCATTTTATTTACCACGCTTGTCAATGTGTTAAATAATGGTTCTGTATTAAATATTGAGACGCCAGTTTCCGGAAGTATCTCATAAACCTTAAAGTTCCTCATATTAGAATACAATGTTTCTGCACGTTTAATACCAATACTTAAATCGTCGTAAAATGATAAAAACCCAGCATTTAATCCGCCGGCTGAAATTCCAGTATACATGTCATATTTTTTAGGTTCAAGCTCATAAATTTTTTTTAAAATTCCTATTTCAACAGCTCCAAATGCTCCGCCGCCACTGAAAGCTAATTGATTAAACCCAAATACTAAATTTAAAAATGCTAATAACAACAAAATACGCATTCTATTTATAATATGACATTATTTTTTTATATTTTATTTTTTATATTTT